AATGTTCCTTGATAGTCCGCACCGCCGAGATTGTTTGAAGTCACGCCGTCTTTGAAGACCATTGTACCGAGATTTGAAAAACTCTCAGCTGAATAATTTACAGGATTGAAGTCCCAGTCTACAGCAGCCGACCCGAAAACGGGTAGGCTTGGAGCCGTGCCGCGCTGAGTCCACGGGAGCGCCGAGGTAAAATAATCCTTACGCCAGGCGGCGTTAAGAATGTCGTGTTGTGTTCCGTAAGCCGTAATATCTAATTCGGTTTGAAGAGTCTCATCTCTGAAATACTCATTCCAGATTTTATAATAAGCGCGCCTTGGATAGTCCATGGGACATGCCTCTTCCGGTGGCTGAAGCAATGGGAACCCCAAGAAGTCCCATAGCGACCCCATTGCGAACACGTCAGCAGGGGTTGTGAACAGCGCTGGATCGAATAAGGGCGGAGTGAGTTCGGTAGTACCCTGAATACCTTTTGTAATAAACGTCTCGAAATTCTCGTCCAGTAATCTGTATGGTACGAAGAAATAGAATGTTTCCACGTCGACTTGATGCAAGATTGGGGCAACCATTGGTTGAAAGCGTATGACGCAAGAGTTGTCCAGTTGGAAGACATCGCCGGGAAGAGCCGCCGTCGCCAAGACGGGGATAATCTGTCCCATATCGCACGTAAATTTCTTCTCGTGGGATAGGTCGAAGCCGGAGCGCCCGGGGGCGCGTCCTTTTTCGTTGTTAAATACATCTCCTCTGTTACTCATTTGAAGCCCCATTGAGAAGTTTCATCTCGGATTTATAGGTTGGCGTTACCCAGTCGATCTCGACTTTCGGGCCGGTAGTAATGTTACCAGACTCCATATCCCATTCGCCTACCAGATACAACTGGAAATCGTCGAAGGCCTTTATCTTCATGTTTTGCACACTTCGCATAGCTACTGCATTATTGGCCGCCTGAAAGACCGGCCCGAATTGCTCAGCTACGTTATCGTAGAGGGTGTATAGTTTTTGTTTCATTTGAGTTTTTTTCCTTTCTCATTTGCTTTGAGCGCATATATGCTCGCCTTGGCCTTGAGATGGGCCTGCATGTTTTTACCGGCTAATTTCCGGTGGCCCCTTAACTCATCTCGCTGATCTTTTGTCAACTCTATTATGGGGACACCACCGGTCTCGGGCAAGAGCTCCAGAACTTCGTCTGCTTCTCTGACCCTTTGTTTTTCTTCATTTTGCTCCATGAAGTATGCGTGCGCGACAGGGTCGTGCGTTTTTAGTAGCTCTACATAGTATCTAGGTATCGCCTGGGGTTTGCCGCGGAATTTAAATCCGTCGTCTAGGAATTCATGGTAGTGCTCTAGCCAGTATTCTTTTCCAATCCCTTGCGATTGGGTCTGGAATGGCGGCGGGCTCCCCATATATTCTGTCGCCTTCTGATCTCCGGCCATCCATTTTTTGTCGATATAACCTGCCACATAACGTATGGAATCCTCTTCTGCGTGGCCGTTTTCGACGTTTCCTTTGCCCCAGATTGACGACAAAATATTGTCGCCTTTTGATTTTGATAGGCCAAAGATGATCGCGTGGTAATGGGGTCTATTTGTCTGATCCCCGTATTCGCCACACGCGAAATATCGTAAAGGTGTTACCTGCTTGCGTAGTCTCTTGAAGAAATCTTGCAAATCCTTCTTTTTCAACCCACGCGATGGTAGATTTTCCTGATTGTATGTTAGTGTAGTGAAACAGGCATCCTGCCAGTTCTCTCTCTCGTGGAGCATCCTGATTGTCCATAGTTTCCTCCGTTGTATTCTACAGTATAAACATTTATTACAGGCAATAAAAAAGGCCCGGTTACCCGAGCCTTCTAACCACCAAGGGTTAGCGCATTTCATTACAAACGCACGCCTCCGCGTGAAACGTTGTAATATTTTTTTTGTTTGGCGGCTTTGCCTTTGCGCACGTTGCCGTGCTTTGGTTTGAATCCGTTCATGTTTTCCTCCTTGCTACTCCAGCGAATCGCGGTATGCTTGTATGTAGCCTTTTTTCTTAACATCGTCGACGAATTTTTTCATTTGTGCTTTGATGTGACCACCGGCACCCATTAGGTCATTACCCATCTTACCAATGGGAGATGAACTGGGCGTTAAGCCGGTTGTTTCCGCTTTTTTAGCATCTACAGCCGCAACGCGGCCTGATTGAGTAGATGAGTATGCGGATCCTCTGGAAGCCGCCGCACTCGCATTAATCGCGTTCAGTTCGGCGGGTGTCTTCAGCAAGCTAATATTTGTGTTCGTGTCCACTTGGCGCTCCTGCGCCTTTGTTAATTTGAGCTGTGCTTGAGTCTGCGCCATCTGCGAGGCCGCCAAAGCGGAGCTTATGGCCTGCGATGCCGCTTGGGAGCCCCAATCCTGACCTTGTGGGGCATCCATTTTTATAGGGGACATTGAGCTTGCGCCTTGTCCAGCGGCTAAGACGGGCGATAGCCCGGCCGCCTTTAAATCCGTTGTACGCCTTTGCACGGCGTTGTCCTCACGGCCCCATGCCTCCCGCATGAGCCTTTCGTTTTGCTGATTTGTTTCGCGCTGCATTTCAATATTGCGCTCGTTTGCTTTATAACCTGATAGTGCGGATAGCCCTCCTCCAAGGAGACCCATACCGCCCGTCGCTAGTGCTTCCATTAACATGTTATTTTACTCCTTTCAGTCGTTTTTTAGGTGACTGGTGTCACCTAGCATAATTCACATCAAGAGCGTGAATTATGCTTGGCCATTTCGGCCTTTAGAGACGCGTAAAACGCGTTCCCCTTCCCAGACGGTTCCCCCATAGGGGGAACCACTCTAGAAATAGCTGTAAACAGCTTTAGAACCCATTGTAGGGTTTTGTTACGGGGCTGTTCCGGCGGGACCACCGCCGGAAAGCGCCCCATGTTGTTAGCCATACGGCTAATAAGTTTGTTAGGCTTTGCCATATAAGATGTGGGGACGCCCGGCGTCCCCTACACCCCTCCGCCCACCACAGGTGGGGGTGGCTCGGCGGGTAAACCCGCGGTCGCCTTTTGTTTTTTGGATAGCTCGTCTTTTTTTTGAGCCTCTGCTTTTTTGGTCTTGATACGGTCGTTCAATATAGCCTTTCGCTGCGCGACGGCCTTTTGGAACTCAGCGTATTCTGAAAGACCGAAGCCTAGGCTCCTGACTTGAACGCTATCCCAGTCGATATCTTCGATATCTAGTTTTCCTGTAGCATCGTACAGGTTTTTTTGTGCGCGGAATTGCTGGAGGTTTTCACCCGCCAGCTGAACCGCTGTCATTCTCTTCGAGAATGGTGTGTAGCCGATGCGTTCCGTCATCGTCTTTGCTCTGTCTCCGTCGAATGACTCATAGACAGATTTAACGGGCCTATTTGGAAGGCCCTTAATTTGTTTTTGTTTTTTTTCCATGTTCGTTACACTCCCATTGTGTTTGGAATTGGCAAGAACGGCAGAGGCCGTATTGCCTGTATGTGATTTCCGAAGGACACTATTAATCCCGGCACTGAAGGCACGGCGAAGATGTCCTTACGGGGTACGCACTCTATAAAGGCGGCGTTAAGCGCCGGTGGAGATGCGTTGTTGAACTGGCGCCCGAGGTGCCAGTAGTCGAATGTAGTTCTCATTTCTGAGCAGACCATGTCTGGGATGAACCTCATTTCGTTGTATCGGCCTGTATAGCCGAATGTGTTGAGATTATTGACCCCGGTGGGATCTTGAGCGATCGTCTGCGTGCAGATCTCCGCATTATATATGGCCTGTTCGCTGAGACCAGCGAACTCAGGCCATGGGAAGTCGAACGCGGTTCTCCATAACCACTGACGGTTGATACCGTCTTGGTAAGCTGATTTAGGTCTAACGACCATCAAGCCCATGATGATACCGAATTCTTCTACTCGGTATTTGCCTACACGGGCTGATTGTACGGCGATGCCGTGACCCGCAAGATTACCTTGAGGCGTTGTGGTACCGGAGGCACTTTCCGCGGATGTCTGAAGGACTTCAGATATTACCGCGTGATTTTTTGTGCCGCCGATGAATTCGGGGCGCTGGAGTCTCGCATCGTTAGGTGCGACACCCCAATGCACTCGGATTACCTCGTTATAGCGCGCGCCACCGCGCGCATTTCTTTCCATCCATACTTGCATAGCAAGGGTTAAGCGAAAGTCGGCGATGTCTACGCCGGTGAAAGAGGTGCCATCTACCGATGAGGCAGCTGATAGCGTACTTTCAATAGCTGCTATATGTGTGGTCGGATCAACCGACGGGAATGTTCCTTGATAGTCCGCACCGCCGAGATTGTTTGAAGTCACGCCGTCTTTGAAGACCATTGTACCGAGATTTGAAAAACTCTCAGCTGAATAATTTACAGGATTGAAGTCCCAGTCTA